TTAATCTTAGCCAGAAAAATTATAGAATCATTTATTGTTGGCCAAACTTATTTTATAGTTGCACTTAATCTTGGCCAAAATTTTTCTTCATTGTTGGAATTGTTTTTTATGATTGCTGGACGATACAACTAGTAGGTATGACTTTTATTGATAAAAATTCCTTTACATTAAAATTTTTACAAATTCTCTGTTCTTCATATTTAATTTACTTGGGATTTAATATGTTTTTAGCTAAGAATTTTTATAAAAATTATAATATTGATTCAGGGAAAACTTGTCTTGTGCGTAATAAAAAGTTTTCATATTTTTATGAAGGTTTAGCAGTAGAAGTCTTAAATCCAATTGCATTCATTTTTTTTACAAGTATACTTATAACTACAATAGGGGATAAAGCAACATGGTACGTTAAAGTTATTTGCTGGGTAGAGTTAATTTTATTAGGAGGGGTATGGTTTTGTGGTATCTCTTTCTTTATTACATATGTAAGTAAGCTTTATACTGATCCAGTAAGGAAGTGTATTAATACCGTTTCTGGTATTTTCTTTATCTTTTTGGGTCTTAATCAGTTGTGGTTTTAATTTTCTAATAATTAAAAAGCTTTTAATTTAGAATTATGGCTTTTGTGAAAATAAAAAAGCGTTAACGATCCTATGTGACATCATCAAGTAAAAAACTATACTACTTAACTTCATAGCAAAATACACGTAATAAAAAGTAAGTCTAGTATTTAAAAGAGCAAAAAATACTGAGAGAGAAGTAGCAATAATATAACTTAAACCTCTAAAAATTCTAAAAAATTATAATTTTTCTTTATTATATTAATATAGTAACATACGATATTTCTATTATATGCTTTAGTCAATAGATTTTATTACTATTACGAAATAGCAATTTTTAATCAAATAAAAGTTCATATTATGAATAACATAGACATTCAGTATAGCATTCCTAAAAATAATGATGTACCTTTTATAAATAAAGATTTAAGCTACAGTTTTGCATGTGATGAGCCTATGGGGAAAACGCTAGAACTAAATTCTAGTGATCTAGAGGAGTTTTTCTTACCGATTGTTAATTCTTCCCTGAAGTATTCATATATAGCATATGATAAGGCCAATGCAAAGTTAGCAGGTGGAATAGTATGTAATGATTTTAATTTTTTTAAAGAATATAATCCATTAGCAACAATTAATAATAAGTTACTACCTATAATGACTATTTTATCAGAATTAGAGCATGATTTTATAAATTCTAATTTTTATAAATTGGAACAAAAAAATTTTTATCAATTTGCAACTTATGTTCATCCAGATTATCGAGGATTAGGAGTAGCTTACCAGCTTTATCAGTTTTCGCAAAAACATGCTTTTAATTTAGGTTTTGATCAGATTGTTACTATTTCCACAGGCCCTGTATCTCAGCATATTAGAAGTAAGAAATTGAATTTTCAAGAAGTGTCTAGTATAAACTACCAAGACTTTTTATTTGAAGGTAAACCAGTTTTTAAGAATATAGATAATAAATCTTGTATCTTTTTTGTAAAACCAAGAATCAAACATTAGTTAAAATAAAGCTTCTACTATCTTACTTATATAATATATTTATTAAATAATCAATATTTTTTAACTATTTTATAAAAAATTATCTTATTTTAAGAGGCATAGGAGTGGTAGATCGGATGGTTGTTGTATGATTTTATGTAAACGGGGGAAATGCTGTTTAAATCGCATTTATGAGGGTTTTTGTTGATTGTTTGGAAAATCCCCGCAGATTTAGTTAAAATTATATTAATTTCCTAATATTTTCTTGTGGTGATTTAGTATTATTTTCCATAAGCTAGCTTATGTATAAAATTTACACACCTTTTTCCTTAAATAATTTTAAGAAATTTAAAAAAGGAAAAATTGGGAATTTAAGCTAAATCCTAAAAAAATGAACCCCGTAAAGTAAAAACAGGAAGAATCTAAAAAACAGAGTCCACTTTAAATCTTTCTAGGTGTATCTTAATGAAAAAAATGCATCAAACTAACTTAAGAGATAATCATCGATACATCGGTAATGATACCATATCATATTAACCAGTCAATAGCTAAATCTCTACAATATTTTTAATAAATTAATTATAGTTTGTTTTTCAGTTTTGCTATCTCCTCCAAGCTAAAACCGGTTACGGAAGCAATAAGTTTATCATCTATTTTCTGTTTCAACATATTAAGAGCTGTTTTTTCAATACCTCTAGCTTCACCTTTAGCTTCGCCTCTAGCCTCACCTCTAGCTTCAGCAGATATTATATAATCCCGACCCTTCATAGAATCCATTACATAGGTATCGTAAACCTCTCTCTCCTGATTGGTCATTTTTAATATACTTAAACGCTGCGCTACTTTCTGCATGTAAGGAGACTTAAAATCCTCTTTTACCTCAGAATGCTTCATTAAATATAACCACTCGTCGATTTCCTCTTTTATTACATCATCAAATAAAGGAATTGAAACAATAAAATATTCAGGGAATATATTGTGAGCATCAAATGTATGCATCCCCCTATCTATTAAGTGAACGTCTATCGGATGCGTGTGGTCTATCTCATGGAAGATGACCTTACCGTGATGTAGCGGGGCTTTGGTATTTTCAAAAGGGAAGTATAGCAGATTGATATGGAACACTTTCTTGATTTGTAAATAATCTTGATTCGCCCCAAGATTATCAACGATTAGCCTTGAGGTATTAAATACGGCTTTGTTTAGAAACAGATCGGTATAAGCACGATCGATCTCAACTATATAGTTATTACCTTGCTCATCTTCAACAATAACGTCTGCTATACTTCTTTTTAAATATCTACTTTCCTTATTGCTTTCGCCGTCAAGTAAAGCCTTAATCTTAACAGGTTTATACCCTTCTGATGTAAGCAGAGCTGAGATAAACCCTTCGACTATTTCATAATCGCCTTTATCTTTTAGCAGATATTTGATAGCGTAGTCAAAGCTAATTAGCGGTTTTTCCATATTAATAATAATTTAAAGAGACAACTTCACCCCTAGCAGAGCTACAGTGCCTTTTACTTTTCTTGCCTTTAAATTAGGATAGAACTCAGGCTTACCTTTAAGAGTATAGGCATGTATTTCAGCATAAGGCTTTAGTCCAGGTGCAAGTATATGACTTACGGCTAATTTTACCGAGTTTACCTTATTTTTAAACTGCTCTGAGGCAAAATATGACAATGAAGTTGTCGTAGCCTTATTATAAGTATAGGCAACACCTGCATTATAGTATTGAGACTTACGGTTACCTTTATGTAATTCTTTTGTAGTTAAACTTTTACCGAAAGAGCTGTAGCAGGCATTATACTTAAAATCACCTATTTTTAACTCAGCACCGATATTATAACTTTTTAAATCACTTAATTTATACTCAAGTGGATTCTTATCGTCTTTGTTAGCAAATTTCTTAATTTTACCGGCAGATTTGCCGTATTCACCGGTTAAAGCCAGTTTTAATTCTGCTTCTTCCGTTAGTTTCTGTTCAAGTACTATCCCGCCAGTTAGCGCATCTTTAACTGATCTATCAATTTCAAACCTATCTATAGCAGGCTCTCCTACGGCATATTTTTTTATTCCATCTGATTTATCTGATGGTTTCTCTACGCCGGTATTAGCAGAATCAGGAGTATAGGATATACCAACCCTGATTTTACTGGAATCGGTTAAATCAAACTTAGGAGTATAATAATTTATTGTTCTTGGCGGTTCACTACTATAAGTGGCAGAATCCATACTTGCAATTATCTGATCACCAAGAAAAGCTCCTTCGGAAGTCAAAAACGAGGGTACGGCTTTTGTGTTTTGTTTGAGGTAATTTATTCCGGTTTTGATATATTTTGTAGGTATGGATCCATCACTTACCATCATATTCTTAGCAACAGGTATTGGAGAACCGGCTTCAATTCGACCAAACTCATGTTCTAAAAATACGTATGAACCGTTATAATCCTTGTTAACTTTTCTCTTAACTGTCGGTACTAATATAATCTTAGCACCATAAGTAACATCATCAGTAGTATTTGATATGGCAGCAAATAGAGCCGTATCGTTATAAAAAGCAAAACCTCTTTTATTAGCTGAAATATTCTTCTCTGAGCCTTTTAATTTACCCTGATTACTAAATCCGCTTTCAAAGGCAGCATATGCTCCAAGTTTTATATTTAAATCCGATACCACCGGCAATGGATCTCCTGCTAATGCTGTGCTACTTGCAAGTAAGCCTGCTAATAAAATAACTGATGCTTTTTTTATAACCATATTCTTCCTCTTATCTTATATTCATTACTCTTAAATATCTTTAATAACTTATAACATAGAATCCCCTGTCTCTGAACTAAAAAAGTACGAGAAAATCAAGATTAAAAAGTAGTGTGTTATAATTATTTTAAGTAAAGGAAATAGTTAGCGCATATGAAGCTCAAGTCCGATCATATAAATTCGTCTCTGCTTAATCCTGCTTTGATGTCTACATTCGAGCAGAGTTACCTGGATGAATTATTTAAAGTACAGGAGCAAGTAGCAAGCAGCGAGGGCTCTTTATATGAGTTTTTTAAAGCAGCATGGCCCTATATCGAGGGTAACATGCCTTATGTTGATAGTTGGCATATAAGGGCAATAGCCGAGCATTTAGAAGCGGTTTACGCGCGGCAAATAAAGAAGCTGATTATTAATGTTCCGCCCCGTACCGGTAAGACCAATTTAATATCGGTAGCTTTTCCTGCGTGGGTGTGGATACATAACCCTAGTGAGCGGTTTTTAACTGTATCCTGCGTTAATTCCTTAAGTCTTGAGCATGCACAGAAAAACAGAGCTTTACTAGAGAGCAACTGGTATCAGGATAACTGGGGTTATAGATTCCCTCTTCTAAAAGACCAGAACGTTAAAAGCTTTTTCCAGAATACAAAGACAGGTTACCGGCAATCAACGAGCGTGGTATCTAAAACTGTCGGTAAGGGCGGTTCAATTATTATCATTGACGACCCTAACGACCCGGGTGATCTCTCTGAAATCAAACGTGAGAACGTAATTAACTGGTGGACGCAAAGAATGTCTACCCGTTCAAATAACCCAGCTAATGACTGCCGAATAGTTGTCCAGCAAAGGACACACGAGAACGATTTAACCGGTTATATCAGAAAGAATGACAGCGACAGCGACTGGGTAGAGTTAGTGCTACCGCTAGAGTTTGAGCCAAGCCGCAAGTGTATTACTGTTCCACTTGGCATAGACAAGAAAGTTTGGGAAGACCCAAGAAGCAAAGAAGGGGAAGTACTTAATGATTTACGCTTTGGCGAGAAGCAGGTAAGTGAGTTAAAAAAGTTACTCGGCTCTTATGGATATGCAGGGCAATGTCAGCAAAGACCTTCTCCAATTGGTGGCGGAATACTTAAGAAAAAATGGTTTAAGCTCTGGACTAGTCCCATTAAGCCCAAATTTGATTACATATTGCAGAGCTGGGATACGGCAATCTCTGATGAACCGAGCGCGGCATATTCTGCTTGCAGCACCTGGGGAGTATGGGGCGAAAAATCCGAGGATGAGTTATTTAGGATGATGCTCTTATCTACTTGGCGTGATCGAGTAGGCTATCCGGACTTACGAAGCAGGGCTCAAAGACTTGCCAAGGATTATAAAGATACCGGCGAGCATAAAAACCCAATGCCTGCACAAAGAACTGTTGATTGTTGTTTAATAGAAGCCAAGGCAACGGGCGATCCGTTAATACGTGATCTAAGGCTTGGAGGGATTCCTGCTATAGGCTACATGCCAAAAGGCGATAAGAATGCAAGAGTCCAGAGAGCAGCGCCGTTTATTGAGTGCGGGCTTATTTATTTGCCGACTGAAGAGAAAAACCCTGAAAGGCTAACTCCTATGGCTGAAGAGTTTTTAGAAACAGTGATAACCTTTCCAAACGGGGAGTCAAAAGACCTCGTTGACTCGATGACACAGGCAATTTTATACCTCCGAGACTTTGATTCTTTAACCCATACAAGCGATGTCAAGGAAGATGAAACCATTACTAAATTTAGGAAATTATACTAATGTCAACAAGAAGAAAGCAAAAAAGAAAGACTAATCCTGATTTGTCAAGGCTAGAGAATTTAGAGCCTGAATCTCTAAATCTTACTCAAGAATTACCTATAGAGGAACAAATCCCACCAGAAGAAGATATGGGCATTTTACCGGAAGAAGTAGAACTTCCCGAAGCAATGGACGATCCTCTTTTATCTTTAGAAGATCAAATTTTATCACGTATGGATAACGAAGCGGAAGAATTAGCGCCTGTTCCTACAGCCTTTAATAGTAACTTTGCAGACGATATACCGGAAGCAGTCAGGGATAAAATAGCTGCTTACCTGGAAGAGGTAACAAAAAAAGATAAGAAAAACCGCGCACCCTGGCTTGATATAATTGAAAAGGCTAAAAATCTGCTCGGCTTTAAAATTGAGGAAATACAAGACGGAGATAATGGGAGTATTCGTAAATCCAATTCTTCTATTGGCAACAGCGCGCAGGTTAAGACTTACGATACTACTTTTTCAAGCAGCGTGCTAAGGCTCTGGGCAACACTTCGCTCTGAGTTGTTACCTGCTACCGGCCCTGTAGGCTTTAGAACCGATATAAGCGTGGATCAGGACTACGAATTAAAAGGCGAGATGGTCAGGGATATTTTAAATGAGTATTTAACTGTTGAAGATAAAGGCTTTTATCCGGATTACGATCGGTTCTTGTTATATCTGATTCTTTACGGATGTGTATTCCGTAAAATCTACTACGACCCTATTACGAGCAAACCCTTGAGCCGGTTTATCATGCCTGAGGACTTTTTATTTGATAATAACTGCTCAAGTATTACCGAATCAAATCGTCTGACTCATATTAGATATCTCTCAAAAAGGGAAATCCTCTTTAATATGAATAGCGGAATATTTTCCAAACTTGATCTTGATTACCTAGATAACGTGGGTAGCAGCGAAGGCGAAGAAGAAAAGGATAAAAATGAGCAAAAACAGGTTGATCCGACCGGCTCCCGTTTTCCTTTTTATGAGACTCACGAATATCTGGTTTTAAATGATTTTTTTGATGATAGCACTTCGTCTGAGGATTATAGCATACCACTACCTTATGTTATTACCAGATGCGGTGTTACTAATCAGATCGTATCACTTGCGCCAAATTGGCATGAAAGCGATCCAACCAGAACAAGGATTAACTGCTTTATTCATTATAACTTATTCCCCGGGTTTGATGTTTTTGGACTCGGACTTGCTCAAATACTCGGCTCTAATTCAAAGAGCTTAACTTCCATGCAGCAAATGGCGATTGACGCCGCTATTTTCCAGAATTTCCCGGGAGGGATGAAGTCCAAGGGAATAAAGACTACTAATAATGATTTAACGATATTACCCGGGCAATTTGTAACTGTTGAAACCGGTAATTTGTCGCTGCGGGATTCAATCATGCCTCTTCCTTATAACGGGCCGTCTCCTGCTTTACTTGAATATATTAACCGGATAACTGCTCAGACACAGGAACTAGCGTCTGCAACTGAGATGGGGCTTACTGAAAATAATCAGAATACGCCTGTCGGTACTACGATTGCTTTGCTCGAAGTATCTAACCGGATGCAATCGGCAATAATGAGAACAGTCCATAGTAGTTTTAGTGAGGAGCTACAACTCTTTTATAAAATGTTCAACCTGCCGTCTCTACCTTTAGATAAAGAAAGCTTAAAGGTCATACCCGTATCTGATCCGTCTGTTGAATCTTCTACGCAGCGAATAATCAAGGCAGAAAGTATTTTAAAGTTAGCTAGCAGCAATCCCGAACTACATAACATGAGAGAGGTGTATTTAAAAGTATATCAGGCTCTTGGTATTAATGACATTGATAAGATACTACTTCCAGAAACGCCGCCGGAGCAGCAGGAGCAACCTATAGACCCGGCTTTGCAGGTACAGATTGCCGATATAGAGCAGCGAAGACTTGAAGTAGAGTCAAAGGAACGGCTAGCTCATTTAAATATTGAAGCTGACGGCTACAAAACGCAAGTAAGTATCGAGCTCGATAAAGCAAAACTGGAACAAGAGAAGTATTTGGCCGAGTTAAAAGTACGGGAGCAACAACAACTTGCCGAGCAGAAATATCAAATTGAACTTTTAAAACTCGAGTTAAACGAGAAAGAAAAAGTAATAGATACACTAACCAAAGAGCAAGAAATAAACAGTAAAAACGAGCTTGAATTACTAAAGCTTGAGTACAAGGCAAAAGAAGCTGAGTTAAAGGCACAAGTAGAAGCTCTAAGATCGCAAATTCCACCCGACCCAACACAAGAGGAGATTATTTATGGATAGACAAAAAAGAGAGCTTGCAATGCGTCAAATGCAAGAAAGAGCCAGAGAAAAAGAAACAAGCTGTAATAAGTATGCTGCCGGGGGAGCTGCTAAAGTTAGAAAGGACGTTGCTACCAAGAGCGGCGCAGCAGTAAAGCCCAGAAATATGGGGAGGAGCAGTAAATGACCTTCATTAACCGCAATAATATGTATAAGCAACGTTCTTTTACTTCTGGCGTTATAGGAAATATTGAAGCTGAAATTGATAGATACAGGAGCATTTTAAGTAATCCGGCATCAATTTCTACGCTAGAGGATTACAAGTATCATGTCGGAGTAATTGCCGGTCTTGATATAGCACTTGAACTGTTTAACAGACACATAATAGAGGTAAATAACAATGACTAATTGACGTTTCTATATTTTGCAACTAGAGGATATTTAAGGCTTTGAAATCTAAATACCCTCATTAATTCACCAACTTAACCTTTAATTAATAGGCAAATCATATGTATGATAGTACCCATTCTGCTTTAAGTAAAGATAGAATCTTTGAGGCAGAAACTCACATCAATTACAAACCGGAAGATTTTAAAACCAAAGGAATTGATCTCCAAAGCTTTAATAAGGAAGCAATGATAGAGAGATTCAAGGAAGTATCGGTTACCGGAATCAATGTATTAATTCTTATTTACAAACCGCCTGTTGAGGAGGTTACAAGAGGAGGAATTATAAAACCGCCGAGCGCCGTCCAAGATGACCTGGAATATAACTCAATGGTCGGCATGGTATTAAAACTTGGCCCAGATAGTTATAAGGGCGATCAATTCCCGAGTGGCCCTTATGTAAAAGAGGGAGACTGGGTCATATTCCCCCGTGGTTCATCATTGCAGTCAAAATATGAGGGTGAGCCGATAATTATGGTAGAAGATTTTAAAATCAAACTACTAGTCGATAATCCATCAAAAGTATCAAGGTAAGAATATGTTTAAAATAGATATTGAAAATACAAGCGACTTAAACGCTGCTATTCCACCTTTAAAAGAAGTATCCGAAAATAAAGATTCAAAGGAAGAAGCCAGCGAGGCAGAAGTAAAAACTAAAGACTTGGAACAAGGGTCGCAGGGCTTAGAGGGCGAGGATGATAAAAGCGGTATTCCCGAAGATGCCACAAAGCTAGAGGAAAAAGCTGCTAAAACATCTACTCCTGACAAAGACAAGGAAAAATACTGGTCTAAATTAAAAAAAGAACGTGAAGAAAAAGCAAAGCTTACCGAGCAGTTAGAGCAGTTACATCAAGAAAAACTACAAATGCAGCAGTTGCTCCGCCAAGCTATAAATACCGGTTCTACTCATTATAAGAACAATGTTGCCGGCGAACTTGAAATGGCTCAGGCAAGGTTGCAGTTAGCACTGGAAAGCGGGGATGCTGCCGGGGTTAGCAGAGCTACAGCGGAGATTTCAAAGGCGACCCATGCTTTGAATGAGGTATCTAGAATAGCAAGTTTTCCTAAAGAAGAATATTCCGAAGAACATCTTAATCAGGTTCGGGCAAGAGAATATGAGGATAGATTATATAGCTGGCTTGAAAGTAATCCCGAAGTAGATAGAAACGCCCCCGAGTATGATGAAAAGCTGGCGGGTCAGGTTTTATCATTTATTAGAAAGCTGGATCGTAAATACCAGACTACCAATAAGGAACATTTAATAGGCGGAGGTGGTTATTACAGCATGATAGATGAGTATATCGATAATTTAAAGGCACAGGATACGACTACAACTCCTGCCAAACATTTTGGGGCGGTTCGCAGCCGCGCTCCTATGGAAGGGGTCCCTGATCCAAAAACAAGGGAATTAAGCGATAGAGAGAAAAAGGCGGCGCTTGCTTTTGGTATGTCCTATGAGAGATATCGTGAGCTTCTAGATAAACATAATAAGGAAATGAGGTCAAAAAATGGCAATTAAATATAAACAAGACAAGAATAATGAGTTTAAGTCCGTAGATAGAGATATTAGGGAACATGATCTTGAAAACAATGATTTTGATTTGATGTTCACTGATTCAACCTGTCCTTTTAAAGCTTTAATCGAGGAAATAATGCAACCGGGGGAAGAATATTACTTTGCCTTTAATAGCCCTGAGCGCATTAATAGGTTACTCGCAAAGAAGTGGTATATCGTATCTCCCGATAGGCTTAAAAACAAACGTACTTATAGAGGGGACTTAAGATCAGAAAATGATTGTATTACTACCGGTGATACTATTGTTTTAGCACGTGATGAACGTTACGGGATTAAAGAGCAGGAATATTACCAAAATAAAGCTATAAGAGTAATGCGTGATACTTTGCAGAAAGTACAAACGGACATCTATAATCCGGTCATGCCGTTTTCAGACAGGGCAATGTAGGATATTATGTCTTATTCTAAAATCATACTAAATAAGGGTATTAGCAACATTTATGTAAGAATGTGGCATAAGGCTATAGCCCAGTAGATATATGGCTTTCAAAGGCTAGTTCTCTCAGTTTTTTTTAAAATCTTTCC